TTACCTTCAGCTGCAGAGTTATTAGCAATTTCCCAAGACTCGTCACCGTCAGCAAAACCATAAACATCTTCGTTAGCTTTATCATTGTTAAAGTTTGCTTTAGTGCAGAAACTTACATTTCCATCAGAATCTTGATGGAAAGCAACTACAGGGAAGCCATCAATACCCACACGAGTCTTAACTGCTTTAATATCTCCACCATTTTTAAGTAATTCCGCCTTCTGAGGAGGTGTAAATATACCTGCAGCTAAGGCAGCTTCATTATAGAGTCTAACAAGTTCTACGTTGTTAGCACCTTCAGAAGATGCATAGTCCACTTTGAAAGTATAATAATTAGCTCCAATACCATCTGGGTAGGTAATTGGGAATTCTTTTATCTCATCTCCATTATCATCATACCAAACTGCGCCCTTACTTGAACGAATTCTGAGTCTTATGTTCTTTACTGGATAAACAGATGATGAAGTACCCTGTACATTATACTCAGCATTTTCAGCAGTAAAGTTACGTTCTGGCTGATTAGTGTCTACATAACGTGCATTACCATTACGTTTATCACCTTTATACTCTGGCAACGGATCAATATCCCATATGATATAGGGAAGATCTGCAGGAAGCTGCGAAATAACAATTTCATTTTTATCATTATAGTTATTATTTCTAGCAAAACGCTTAACACGTAAAGAAGCATCCTGAGTATCAGCAATCCAGTTGTTAACAACCTGCTTACTATTTAAACTATTGTCATAAATACGAATATTATAGATGTCAAGAATAGCATCATTAGAACCAATCTCAATATAATCAGGATCAAGTTGTCTAAAGCTATCATCTGCAGGATATTGACAAGCACCAGATGCAATACCATTAATATACATCCAAATAATTCGGTTTGCAGTATTTCTTTCGATAACGAAAGTAAGTCTTACGTGTTCTTCTTCTTTATATTGAGAAGAAAGCGAAGACTGTTGCGATCTAAATGCAGCAACTTGTGGGGTTACATAGAAACCTCGAGCCTGTAAAGAGTAATTAATAATAATGTTATCTCCAAGATAAACAAACTCTTCTCCCTCGCCCTCAATATTGAGCACACTTTCTGTTAAAGTAATACCCCAGTCTTCTAGATCTACTATTGTTTTATCATAGACCCAGCCTTCAGCAGTATAGTTTAATACGTGGCTACCAAGAGTAAGCTCCTTAGCCTTTAATTTTTCTGTATTTAACTCAACGTCAAATACTTTTTTACGAGTATCTTGCTCGACAAAAGAAGTATCTGCTGCGTAGAAATCAGTTCTGGACTTATCTAAGCATGAAATAATTGTTGAGCTGTAGTTTCTAACTGCACTTGTAGCTATTTCAAGTTCAATAGTTTTACCTCTTGTCTTAAAATCATCCTTAAATGGCATGTAGGGTATTTTTACTCTAGCATCGCCACTAACTCTAAGAACGGTATTACCCTCAGCATCATTAACCCAACCATTAGAGCTCCAGTTAAAGTTAGTTAGCTCACAGCTAATATTATTAGCTTTGTCTTCCCATAGGTTTCTTTCTGTTGCAGCCTCAGCATTAGATCTACCCTGAGTGGTCAAACCAAGTACAAGGTCAGAAGTAACAGGAGTAAGCTCTACAGAAGATTTGTTAATATGGATTTTAAACGACTTTTTAGTTTTGCCACATACTATTTCTAAGGTATAATTACCTGGTACGTCATTTTTATAGTTCCAGTATTGTACCGCTGAGTTAACGGTTAACTGTTGAACAGAAGTTCCATTTACAAAAAGCTCAACATCAAAGCTATTTCTGTCATAAATAAATACACGGTATGGGATATTAAAGCTTATAAACTGTTCCTGCTCTAGCTCATTAAAAGTAGAAGCAATAATAGGAGTTTTATTTCCGGCTTTATAGTAAATTAAATCATAATACAGAATATTTGATTTAACTGCTACACCGCCCACAACTGAAATAAAGTAAACTTCTAGGCTATGGGAGCCATGACTAAGGTCTTTAATCTGGAAAGTTTGAGATTCACCAGTAGATTTTACTCTCTGGGTACCCAAATTTTTTCCGTCTACTACAAAATATACGGTTTTATCAAGGTCACCGTAGGGAGTATAAGTATAGTTAATAACGCCAGTATAACTCAAATCAGCATTAAAGTCTGATTTTAACTCAAGTGTTACTGCATTTACTGTACTGACTGTAATACCAGTTGTTCCATACATATCAAGTACTTTAACTTGAATATTATTAGAGCCAGCTATAATGTGTTTAGTTACATCAAAAGTTACAATACCCTGTTCAACGTTGGATCTAACCTCGACTTGTTTCGAGTTTACAGTTAGATACATAGTGCCATTACCAGTAGGAGAATTATCTTCTCCAATAGTTGATGACCAATTTATAGAAAGCTCAGTTTTTGCGCCAACAACAATAGTAGCAGGCCATTCATGAGGCTTAATATTAACTGTGGTAACTCCGCCACCTCCAGATCCACCACCAGATCCTCCTGCTCCGAGGTTATAAGGCCCAGAAATTACTGAGTCCTTAGTTCCCATTTTGGTTACTGGGTCTACTTCTGACGTTAGGTACCAGTAAGATTTACGAGCAAGCTGTTTCATTGCATCAAAATAGAGACCCTTAGCTTTGCCGCTAATGGCTTCATCTATCAAGGGCATTGCAGTCTTAGAGTTTAACTTAGAGTCTAGCTCATGTCTTAAGCCAGTAACAGCTTCAATTGGGTGCTGATTCTCTAAATCTCTATTTATTAATCTATTATGGTCTGCGGATCCGCCTCCGGAAGCGCTTGCCTTGGCAGTAAAGCTTGCGTTGCGGCTAGTTACGGAACCAGAAAGCTTTTTATTATTATTAATTGTTCCACTCGCCATAGTTTATTTCCTCTTAGTCACAAATAATGAATTTAGTTTTATTAATGACAGTTACTACTCTGTCAACTCGGTCTCCAGTGGGTAAACCAGTATTAGGATCAATATCATCATGATTCAAATGCAGCTTAACCGCATAAAAATATTTGCCTGGATAAAGATCTAAAGTATCTTCAGGTTTTAAACTAATTACTAAGTTTCCCATATCATCAGTGTCTTCTACTGTAAATTTTTTTCTCACCAATGCAACCTCAAAAGGCTGCCCAGGATCCATTAAACCAAAATATACAGTATCATCACCAGTAAGTCTATATCGTCCACTTGCGGAAGCTTCATCAGAAATTGTTAAATCAAAATCATAAGAATCTCCACGGTTCATTACAATAATATTATTTAAAGCTCCCATAATTAGCCTCCAATTCTTGCAAATAGGCTATCTATAACACCGATAGGGTGCTGAGGCTCAATAATAATAGAGTCATTATTTCCAAGGCTAGCAAAACTGTCGGTATTTAATCTAATAACAATCTCAAACTCAACCATAGTTTCTGGAGTAGTAGCATAAAAATATGCAGTTTCTTTAGATGAAAGAATTAAGGAAATATAATCATAACCAATACCAGAGCTCTGACAGAAGTGTGGGTCTAAAATATATTTAGTATTTCTCCAGCTGTAATTACCATCTACTACTTCATAATAGCCAAGCTCTTTTGGGTTATCACCGGGTTCTAATACTTCAGTACCTGTACATTGGTATGATTCATCATCTTCACCAATAGACTGTATATTGGAATAATATGTTTTACCAGCTACTGGGATTTCATCCTCAGTCTCAACGATATATGTGAACATTTTATACCAATGAGTAGTTTTACCCTGCTTCAAAATAAAAGTTATCTGATCTGTATCCTCAAAACTGTAAACCTTGTTTCCAAAATTAAAGTTTAAAGTTGCGGTAGTACCTCTAGTAATGTAAATAACTTCATGAGCTCTTGCCATTGAGGGGCTCAAAGATAATGTTGTTCTAATATCAAAATTTCTCATGTTTATCTCCTCATCTAATAACTAATAATCCATCTCGCTCCGAGAATAAAGGATAACTTCCATCAGAAAACTCAAGAGTTAGCTTAATGCTATATGATTCTTTTCTCAATTTAGACATATCAGCGGAAGTTAAATTAATGACAATATCATTTGTATTGCTATTAAAGACCTCTTGAATGCTAAATGTTTTTTCTAGTGCTACTTTATGATTAGTAGTAATCAGCTCAAATTTAACTAAACTATCAGTTAAGATATCTAATAAACTCTGGCCAGAAGTCTCTACTAAATTAAAGTACAAAGTAGTAGGCATCTCATAATTGACTTCTAGACCAATTGGGTCACCTTTAATATTACAGATTAATGCTGACCTAGAACTAGATGTTAAATCTGGAAATAGTGGTCGTATAGGACAAGCATGTTCTAAATCAACGTCTATATTATTGTCATAATTATAAAACATATTGCTCATAATGGTTTCTCCTTATAAAAACTCGCTAATCAAATAATTTAGCAAATGTTTATAATATAAAAGGATCGCCCCTCAAAAGAAGGACGATCCTAAAGCTTTATTATTTCATACTATTTACAAAGTCTATAGTCTGATCAATATACAAACTAAGCTGGTCTAAAAACATACTTAAATCTAGATTTGCAGCTAGCGCACTTGCTTTTATTGATTCTATAACCATATCTTTTTTATCTGCACCTGACGCTCCTGATTTCTCAGCTATCTTCATAGCAGCGTCGGCCATTTCCATAATAAGCGCCCACTGCTCTGCTCTGGTCTTTTCTTTAATAGCTTTCAACCAGTTTTTAATGGCAAAAAATGTACCAATACCTGTTCCAATCAGGCCTAAAAAACTTGTAAGCAGGACAATGAGCTCATTTGCTGTGCTCATAAATTCCATTTAGCTTTTCCTTTCTAATATTCTCTTATAATACTCTGCTGGACATTAGTGCAGCAAGTCTTTCCGTGTCGCACATTGAAATTTCTTCTAGATCATTCATTGCCGGAAGTACAGTCTTATGAATATAATCATTTCCATCAAGTTTTTCATAGTCTTTTACCTGAGACATAAAAGCCTTACGTTCCATTTCAGACCAAGCTTTCATGGGATTTTTATTTGGATTGGTAAATAATCTATATTCATTAATTAACTTCTGTCTTAAATCATTCTTCGCACGTTCATTAGTCTGCGCCTGTGTTGCCTTAAGTCGCTCATCCATAGCTATTATAGTTTCTTTGAGAGCTTTACATAGCTGAACAACTTCACTATTTTCTGCCTCTAGCTTAGCTTGGATCTGAAAACTTTGCTGACGATATCCAGGAAGAGCATCAACAGCTTGTTCTACGCGTTTTAATCTAGCATCAATTTCGGCTTTATATTCTCTTTCAGCTTTTTCTTTTGCAGCCACCGCTTTTAGCTCCTCCTCCTTCTGTTTTTTTATTGCCGCTGGAAGGGCAATTAGCTTATTAAACATAAGCGTCACTACTAGTGTTACTATAACAGATAGCACTGTAGCTAAAATTGTGGTTCCTACATTCTGCATTGGTATATGCTCCTCCTAAATATATTCCAGAGCCTAGACTATACCATGCAGAGCTCTGTCATTTAATTTAGCGGATAAATTATTACACAAAAAATAAAAGCTAGGTTTATGCAACCTAGCTAAAAAATTGGAGCTGGCGATAGGAGTCGAACCTACAACCTGCTGATTACAAGTCAGCTGCTCTGCCATTGAGCCACACCAGCATGTTGTACTACTCAACCCGTTATTTGTTAGTACTCTACTCAGATTCATTTGCAACGGGGAGCGAACTGAACCTTCTGAGTATTTAATTGGGTGCGGGGAGTGGATTCGAACCACTGACCTCCAGCTTATGAGGCTGGTAAGCTACCACTGCTATACCCCGCAATATATGGTCCAACTGTTTTTAGTAAATATCTGATAATTTGAAAAGAAATAAGTATGGACTCTATGTAAAAACGGCTTAGCTGTTAACTGTATTGGTTAGCGGGACGTTTAACCCGCTCATAATTAATTCTAGAAATAAGCATAAGCTCTACAAAGTTTTTTAAATTTAGGCCTGACTACTATGTATACCTACTATTCATCTAGAAAAGAAATAAGTACAGGCTCTGTTATAATAAATTGGCCAAACTGCTACTTTTAAAATCCCAAATTTTATGTAAGAAATAAGTATTGGCTCTATATTATTATACAATATATATTTTATTTTTTTGCTATTATTTTAGCAAATTTTTACCAAGGCATTTCCTCTTCTGCATCTACAATTTCTCTCATTTGACCGGAGAAAATAGATACATCGCGCTCATCTACAATCAAAGCTCTTGACTTGTATGTATGACCAAGGTCATTGGTAAGTCTATAAGTTTTTCCTATCTCAAGATTAAGGTCTGAAAGAAACTCATAAGTATTCCTTCCGTAATGAAATTCTACTTCATAAACTTTCATAAGACAAACTCCTCAAAATTTTTGGCACGCCTTATTGGATTCGAACCAATGACTTACTGCTTAGAAGGCAGTTACTCTGTCCAGCTGAGTTAAAGGCGCTTATGGCACGCAGTACAGGAATCGAACCCATACCTTGTGGTCCGTAGCCACACGTTCTGTCCTTTAAACTAACCGCGCAAAATATAATTTAATGGTACTCGATACGGGATTCGAACCCATGTTTTTAGCGTGAGAGGCTAACTTCCTGGCCAACTAGAAGAATCGAGCATAAAATACTAATTGACAGGGGCTACATCCCTGTCTTAACAGCATCCTTTCAGACAATTAGTATATATGGTAAGAAGGTTAAAAGACTGAGAATACATCTTCATAATTGCTACGGCTTAATGACCTTATTGATTAGTCACTTTTCCACTTCCTTTTGGGAAGTACCGCTCATGCCTGCAATTCGTCACCCCAGCACAAGGGCTCCAGGCTTGCTTACGCCTTTACAGAAACAGCTACTCGATTATCATTCCACTATCAACCTTGCGGGCTGTTCGAGGTTGCTACACCCCTATAGATTCATTTCAATCAAATACAAGATGCTTGTGACACCTTATATCCCACATTGCCTTACCAGCTGTGGGCTTAAGACACTTTTCTCTGTTTCTAACAATAGATTTTTACTCATGACATTGTTTTCCTATGACAACCGCTCTAGCACTGAGCTACCCGGGTATATAAGGGATAGGTGCGAACTATCCCGAGGTGTTAAAATCAAATTGGCACCCGGGGTGGGATTCCAACCCACGCTAAGTTGAGATTGACAGAAGACAGACTATTGTCGTAGTTCTCACACCTTTTGAGTGCAAGAATGCTACCCGCCTTCAATACTTTCCGTCGCATTGTACTCATATTTCTTATACCCACCGTAGCAGATATAAATGGAAGTCGCCCTTGCTTGCTAAAACTTGAACTATTTTACTTCCT